GAACCTAACTCGATCCTAGTAGATCAGGCGGAAGAGATAGATGAGAAGGTCTATGACGTGCTCGATAGCCGCTTAGGCAGGTGGGACGGCTACTCGATACCTGATAGCCTGCTTAATAGTTTACCAAACTGGCCCACCACCCCTTACGGGCTTAAATTAGCCCCCTCGTATCACATGCTTCTCTGTAATCCTGACACTGAATTCCACTTTATCTATAGGAAGTATCACCCGGACTCTCTTGAGAGGAATTCTAATTACTTCTATACCGAAGGAGCCTGGGATAGCTCGCTTGGATCTTATGAATCCTATACCGAGGCCCTTAAGAGGGATCCTGAATGGGTCTCTAAGTACGTAAAGGGGCAGTGGGGACGCTCTAAGGCTCAGATACACACACTGGATAAGATGAGTATTCTAGAGCCTACTGAGGAGTTGCTTGCGCGTATTAAATCTAGGGGGAACCTATTCCGCTCGCTAGACCACGGAGAGGCCGCGCCGACCTGTGTACTATGGTTTGCCGCTTTGGACGGTGTTTATATCTGTTACCGGGAATACTATTCTCCTGGCAAGGTAATTAGCTATCATAGGCAAGCGATTGCTGACCTAAGCGGCACCGAGGAATATTCAGGGAATTATGCTGATCCCCAGATCTTCAAGAAGACTAGTCAAAAGGACGGCGGATTCTGGCGGACTTATGATGAGTACATAACTAAGGATATAGACGCCCCTCCTCTGACTCTCTTAGCGGCAGATAATAATGAGTATGCGACAAGGAACAGGATCAATGAGCTACTGCTGGTGTCAAGCAAGTACAGACACCCGCTGGCTAACCTGCCAGTTGTACTCGGAGAAAGTAAGTATCGCGAAGCGGCACCGGGGCTTTACTTTATTAAAGAATCACCGGCTTATCCCCACGGCTGCAAACAAGCTATTATTCAGCTTCAGGCTCAGAGGAGAAAAGAGCTGGGAACCATAGAGGGCAAGACTATTTACTCTGATGACCGCGATCCCTCCGTCCCAGATCATGCTTATGATCCCACTAGGTATTTCGTCGCAATGCACGGAAGTCAGCCTAATAATAGCCGTAAGCGTCCGGCTAGGAACAGCTTTGCTTATTATAATGCTCTGCTACGTTATAAGCAACAGCAGCAATTAGTTGCAGGATCAGCGGGCGGTTAATCGCTCAGGGGATTGACCTCTCCTCTAGATTATCCGGACTATTGTCCGGAGGGTGTTCGCCATCACCGCCGCCGCGCTGAAGGATTTGCTGAAGGAAGTGCTTGTTTAATTGCTTAAGTAAGTAAGGAAATATGGACAGTCCTCAAGAGAGCGTATACAATCCCTGGAAGACTAAGGTCACCAACTCCAATAAGTTCTTTGGTGAGTGGCATACTAAATTCCGCTGCGATATTCTTGAGGAGTACTATGAAGGCTTTCAATGGAAGGGGAAGAAGGATTTCCAGACGGTTAACTATAATCCGTATACTATTAACCTGTTTTACTCTACGATTAAGATTAAGCTTGCTAGCCTTCTCTTCCAGAGGCCGAGTTACCTAGTTACGCCGCGTCCGGGGAATAGTAACTGGGACCTTGACTTTGCGGTTAGGAGTGCTGAGATTAAGCAGGATACTCTTAACACCATTATCCAGAATCCCAGGGTTAACTTCACTCAGCAGCTTAAGTTGGCCGCGCTGGACTCCTTCTTCAGGTTTGCTATATTAGAAGTAGGCTATGCCGCTGACTGGAGGAATCCGCTTAAGGAGGAGCCTCTACTCTCTAATCATGATGAGGCGATAGGGGATACTCCTTCGGAGAAGATTAAGGTCATAGAAGACAACGAACTGCCGCTAAATGAGAGGTTCTATTTCAAGCGGGTTAATCCGAAGCGATTCCGGACCTCCGTCTCTGACGGCTCTGAGCTAAGCGAGCTAGACTGGTGCGGCTACTATGACTATTATTACACTGAGACTCTCCGCCACACCAAGGGAATCAAGTTCCCCAAGGACTATGAATCTCAGACACTGAGCCTCGACTATAGCGGCGGAGTTCTGAGCGATCCAGGCACTAGGGCTAATAATCCTGAGTTCATCAGGCTCCTCACTACAGGCAAGATTAGCAAGGTCTGGAGAATCTGGGACGAGATAGCTCATAAGCAAATGCTCCTCCTTGACGGAAACTTCGAGGAAATCTGGACCGAGGACTTCGAGCGGCTACCCTTTCTGGATCTTAGATGGGACCTTAGGACAGAAGGCTGGTATCCTATTCCGCCTGCCTTTCAGTGGATATCCTCTCAGGATGAAATCAATGAGGCTAGGGAGCAGACTCGCTCTTTCCGGAGGCGGTTCACCAGGAAGTTCCAGGCGGTCGAGAATACTATTGATGAACTAGAGAAAGAGAAGTTCGCTAGCGGTCCTGATGGAGTTATTATCACGGTCAAGCAGGCTGACGCGATTACTCCTATCCAGAATCCGGAGCAAGGCAGGACGGCAGAAGAGGCTCTGGTTATTGCTAAGGAGGACTTTAATATCATCTCTGGGACATCGGCTGAAGCACGCGGACAGTCGGCTGATAGGGAGACCGCGACAGCCGCTAAGATAATCGACGCGAGATCGCAGATAAGAGAGTCCGCTGAGCAACTAGACTTCTCCAACTTTATATGTGACATAGGCCGTGAGACCTTGGCTCAAGCGGCAGAAAAGCTAACCGATGGTCTCTGGGTTAAGTATAGCACTAATCCTGGTGAGCAAGTCCTGACTGAAGTACAGGTCAATCAGCCCTATTACAAGTGGATCAGAGCGCAAGACCTGGCCGACGGCTATGATTGTGACGTGGATATTGATGTAATGAACGCAACTCCTGCCGCTCAGGACAAGGCTAAGCAGAGTTATCTGACGTTCCTGAGTATCTGTAAGAACTTCCCTGAAACAACTATGTCCCCGGCGATGATAAGGGAAAACGCCTATAGGTGTGGCTACCGGAATGAGAAGATAATAGGCCAGATGCAGCAAGTAGCTATTGCCGCTCTGACTGCTAAGGCTCAACAGATGAATCAAGGGGCACTTCCACCGGGCCAAGGTGCTCAGCCTAATAATAATCCGCAGGATCAGGGAGCCGGCGGCGGCTTTAATGTAGCGAAGGCTCAAGTAGCTCAACAGGCTACTCCTGATGACGCCCAGATGGATCAACAACTGAATCAGCAGGTACAATAAGATGGAAAACCTATCGAAAATCGAGCCTGTTAGAATCCCTAAGCCCTATAAGCTCAAGCGGCTCGCTATACGGAGTATGCTCCACGGTAAGCTTAAGGCGTTAATGGCAAGTGGGCATTTTAAGGGAGTGAAGTCAGGCGAGCCTAAGGGCTGGGCACTTAAGAAATAAGCGAAGCGAGAAGCGAAGCGAGAAGCGAAGCGAGGTCACTATTATGCCAGAAGAGACACTAGGAAGTGCAATAGAAGACGCAGTTAAGAATACTCCTGCTCCTGCTCCTGCGGAGGAGATTTCTGCTCCTGCTGAGGAAAAGGCTCCTGAGGCTAAAGAGCCAGAGCCTGATACTAGCCTCGGTCTAAGTGAAGTCGAGCAGGTCCAGGCTAAGCAGTTGTTTGCCGCTCTGAAGGATCCGGGACAGGCTCCTGCTATTCTGAAGTACCTAGCAGAGCAAGCCGGATACATTAGAGATAACAAGGCAGCGGCAGTCGTCAAGGATGATATTATGAGCGTCCTTGAGGAGAACCTAGGCCCTGAGTTCGAGATCATCTCCAAACGCCTCGGTCCCGCTCTTGATAAGATCATCTCTAAGAAAGTAGCCGAGAGTCAGGCTGATATCCGCTCCACTATTAAGGAGAGTGAGGAAGCAAAACTAGCCGCTGATGCTGGCACGGTGATGAGTAGCCTAGCTAAGCGATACTTCGATGCGGACGCTATTCCTGATAAAGTTCAGTCCGCTATGCAGAAACAAATGGAGAAAATGAATCCCACCGAAGGTATGTCAGTTGAGGACTATATCACTGATGTTTTCTCGGTCGTGGCCTTTAAGGAAGGGATTACTCCTAAGACTATCGACAAATCCGCTCGTATTGAGCGTAATCGCACTGATGCGCCGTCAAGGCTCGCATCCGCACGGGCTGCCGCTCCTAAAGAGGGAGATGTAGTTCAAAACGAGAAAATGTCTCTCCGAGACTCTATTGAGAAAGCAGTAGAGGCTCTTGGAAAGACCAACTGAGCCTTAAGGCTCCGGAGCAAATAATTGGCAATCACATTCGGCTCTACGTCCGCTCCGTCGAATATTACTACTTATCTGGATTCGGTCTTCGCGCAATCACTGGCGAATTATCGAAAGCAGTTAATAGACAATATCGGCGCAACGAACGCCCTGCTTTATGAGATTCTCGCCTCCGATTCTTACGAAGAAGCCGACGGCGGCACGTACTTTGGTGAAGACCTAATGTACGGGCTGGCAGACGCGGACTCCTACGACGGATACGACGAACTCTCCACACTTCCCACTGACGGTATTACTCAGGCTATTTATGAGTGGCGTCAGATGGCATCTCCTATCGTGTATAACATGAAGGAGGTAATTCAGAATCAGCACCGGATTATTGATCTGGTTAAGTCTCGAATATCGCAGAGCGAGCTAGGAATCCAGGAAGGTTGGGCTAAGGCCTTCTATTGGGGCGCTCAGCCTAGCGGTGGCCTGATTACGAGTCCCAGAGTTAGCGGCGTTAACGGCTCATTGGGTATCAATCCCCTGCCGCTGCTTGTTTCCTATAACACGAACCTCACAGTAGGGAACATCCCCGAAGGTACTAACGCTTGGTGGAAGAATAAGTGGGCTACTTCTGCCGCTACCACCTACAGTGGATTCCTCTATGAGCTGGAGAACATGTACAATCTCTGCGCTCTGGGGACCGGCGGCCAGCCTAATCTGATGCTCATGGATCAGGTAACTTACCAGAACTTCATCCATGCGTACTTCTCTGTCTATAAGGCATCGCCAGATGCCATTGACGGTCACTATCCGTTCGTAGGCAAGAAATTCCTCAACGCCAAGGTCGTAATGGATGACAAGGTGCCCGACGTATTCAACGGCCTTCCCGGTGTCCAAAGCGGCGGCGTAGTAGATCCGACTACGATGCAGTACGGCTCCTGCTATTTCCTCAACACGAAGTTCTTCAAGGTCCGGTATCATAAGGACCGGAATTGGGAACTTCTGAAGGATGAGAACGGCAAGTCCTTCGTCAAGCCTATTAACGGCGATTCTCGTGTCGGTCATGTCGGCTGGATGGGCCAGACTACTATTAACAACAGGCGGAAACAGGGCGTCTTGGCTAAGATTGCCAGGACTCTTACTTAAGGAGAGGAGGCTTAGGAGATAACCATGAGACTAAAACTTGCAGGTAACAAAGCCGACTCTGAGATGCACGTAGCTCGTAATGATGACACAGTTACTATTCTACGTGGACAGCCCGTTTGTCTTCAGCTTACGGGCGTGGCTGATGCTAATGACGGACTGGATGTAGTTCTTCCATCCACGGCGTCAGCCGGCGCTTTTGGCTATGCTTACGGCGTAGCTACTAAGAATATGGCTCCTGGTGAGTACGGAGACGTAATCGCATACGGGCTTGCTCGTTTCGCCCTTGTTGAAGTGCTTACCAGGAGCGCAACAAGTGCTAATTGGCCCGCTATTGCAAGTAGTGCCGCTGGCGGTGTACTTCAGCTCGATACCGTTAATAACATGTTTCAATTAGCGGCAGCGGCGGCCCCGGCGAGCAATTACATTCCGTTTGCTATTCTGGTCGATTCGGTGGCCGCTCAAGCTACTCAGGCGAGCGTAACTTCCGGACCTGGTAGCACTCAGACTCTATCCTCGGTGGGAGCTAGGGTATTCGTAAGGATGCTCTAGGCTAATAGGTTACTCTAAGTCTGAGGGGGCTTAGAGATTTGGGCCGCTCGGATTCCTGCCATGTGGTTCGGGCGGCTCTTTTTGAAAGGAATTCTTGAAAGAGTATTTTGTAGAGAAGAAGGTTAAGAGGACTAAAATAGCCATAGGCATAAACTCGCTCGTAACGACTACTCATCCTGCCTACTCTAATCATATCCAGTTCTTCTATCGCTTAGGTCGCTCGTATCCTGACGTTGACGTGATGCTAGTTAATCCGCCCAGGATGAGCATAGATCGGATGCGTAATATGGCCTCTGAACTAGCCATGCGTGAGGAGTGCGATTACCTCCTCTTTATTGATGACGATGTGCTTCTCCCTGTCGATGGCCTAAAGAAGCTCATAGCTCTTGATGCAGACATAGCGGCAGGCGATGTGATAATAAGGGGCTATCCCTTCGATCACATGCTATTTCGATATACGGATAAAGCTAAGAAGTCCCTGAAGCCGCTAAAGACTCTCCCTAAGCCGCTCGGCCCGATTCCTGTAGATGCGGTAGGCTTTTCCTTCTGTTTAATCAAGGTGAGCCTGCTCAAGCGCGTAGGTATTCCTCATTTCATCACTGGGCCGACTAATACCGAGGACATTTACTTCTGCCTCAAGGCTAAGATTCAAGTTCCGGATGCCGTTATCAAAGCGGATACAACGGTCACGTGCGGGCACATTCTCTGGAATGAAGTGATCGACAGTACTAATAAGAAGAACTATAAGGCCTACATGGAGCGGCAGTTTCCTGAGCTGCTTGATAAGCCTAATGAGGCAGGAGACAGGGGCACTACTTATGCAAAAAAAGTCCAAGAAACAGTCGCCAGAAGCGAAGCCGCTAGTATTGAATCTGGGCTGCGGGTCTAGTAAGATCGAGGGAGCGGTTAACATCGACAGCGAGATTTCCTGTCACCCTGACCTAGTTCATGACTTTACTAAGAAAGCCCTGCCCTTTGAGAACGGAACCATTAAGCAGGTCTTTTTCTTCCATACTATTGAGCACATAAGCAAGCGCCTGCACAGAAGCATCCTCGGAGAGATTCATCGAGTACTAGAGATGGACGGCATCTTCTATATTAGCTATCCTGAGTTCATCAAGTGCGTAGAGAACTGGAAGACTAATAAGGGAGGGCTTAAGACTTTCTGGGAAGCAACCATCTATGGACG